ATTTGTGTCTCCAGTATGAATTATTTTATCAGCAATAGAAAAATCACCTGTTGCACTTGTAGAATTAATATTAGTTAAGTTTGCACCAGACCCACTAAATGATGTTGCTGTTACAACACCTGAGATTACCTGTGGGCCACCTACAACATAGATGTTACCAACCATACCTCCGTGGTTTGTACATTGGTAATAAAGTTGTGCAGGTGCATCGTGTTGAACATTGAATATTATATTACCTGAAGATGCTCCGTTATTTGTGACACCTGTACTGTATGCTGCACCACCATTTGCAACACGAATTTGAAATGGATGAGATCCACCTGAATTATTTGTAAAAATATATCTTTGCCCTCTTACCAAATAGATATTCGGATTATCGTCAGATCCATCTTGTCCGGGGCCTGTAAAACGATATGCAGAAGAACCATTAGCAGTCACTAACAATGCAGAATTAGCATTAGTGTTTGATGGTACTGCGATTGTAGAGATACCTGTTGCATTAAAATTAACAACAGTCGCAATACCAGTTACATTTACATTTGCAGATGTTGTAGTGCTAGTAACTGTTAAATTATTTCCGACAGTAGCAGAAGTGCTTATTGCAACTGTGTTTGCATTAAGATTAAGATTATTGGGACTCGTAACTGTTGGTGTACCTGAAGCATTCAGTAAGTTTAACTCCTTTACACCAAAACTCTTATCTGCCATTTACATACTTTTTTAGTTATTTATGATTGTTTGAAGGATACACCAGTTATGGTAACACCTTTAATAGATGGTTCAGTTGGACTCGCAGTTTTATCACGAAGAATTCTTCTTTGAGCACCTCTTAAATTATAAGATCCAGTCCAATATGCTGTTTGCGAATCATCAGAATACTGATCACTATAAAGTGCATCAGCAACAACAACTGATCCTTGTTCAAAGAGAAAATCTTTGACCTGTCTTGATGTTGCAGTTGGATTTGTTTCTAGGTAAAGAGCAACCAATCCTGTAACTACGGGTGCTGCTGCTGATGTTCCATTGAAACTATTGTCAAAATAATCAGAACCAGTGGTGCTACTTGTGTATGTAATACCATCATTTGCTCTCTGAAAATCTTCATTCGATGCTTGACCATTTAATCCTGCAGATAATGTTTCATCGGCAGGTGCCCAGACATCAATACCCGGCCCATTGTTTGAATAGTCTGCTTGAAACTCTGAGAGTGCAGTCAATCCAGTTGGATTTGAACCTGTTGCAACATACTCTTCCATTGCACCCACACAAATTACTGGATGAAACTCTGGATCTGTTGTCGCATTAAAACCAATACCTTGTGGGTTCATCCAATCACGATGATTACAAGGCACTGTACCAGATGGAAATTCTGATCTTGGATCTGTTGTACTATAATAATTATCAGACATATAATTTAAACGATCTGTATCCATACTTCCAATACCAAGTCTCTGATTATTATTACCTGCTGCTGCAACATAGATTACACCAGTTGCCATCATCTCATTTGCTGCAGTATCGATTGAATTTGATCTTGATGATGTAGACCAAGAACGATAGGCACCTGTGACCTGATTACTCAAACCCTCTTTCATTGCAGTTACTTGATTTGATACAGATGCATTACCTGTAAATGTTCCTGTGCTTCCTCTAAACTTATAAGTTACTGTATTTCCTGAAGAAAATGCTGCTTGATATCCCCAACTTCCATTAATTACTGTAGGATTCTTAACTCCTGTTGTAGTATTTACTGGTTTGTTTTGATGAAACAACTTCATTAGATCATAGTTTGCCTCAATACCCATACTTACTGCATCAGAAATTCCCGGCATGTTCCATATATTTGCTTCAAATGCAAGTCCAAAGTTTTTACCAGCAGCAAGTCCAGCACAATTTGTTCCGTGCCCTTCAGTAAGACCACTTACAGTTCCACCAACACCCATTGCATTATTCATTGTGTATGCGTCAGGTATTGCTACTGTTCCGACTGATGAGAATGATCCGGATCGTTTTGATGTGTTCTCCCACCATTCATGGGCTGCTGTTGTAGCGATTCCAACCCTTCCATCTGTTTTTGTATATGTGAGACTGTTAGTATTAAAATAAGCAGGATCAATAGTATATGGCCCGTCAAGAACGATATCACGTACTCTAGATTTTCCGTTTCCATCTATAAACTCCGGATGGTATTGTTGAATACCTGAATCTTGTATTATAACATCTACATTTTTCCCCGTCAAACTAAAATCAACGTTGTCAGTACGAACTCCAACTTGTCCAGTTGCAGCTCCATAAAAATCTCCATTCGTATTAATACCAACTCTCTTCATCGCCCAGTTTGTGCGATTTACTTCGGTTGATGTTGGACTACTTGGAGGTTGATTATCAGCAGTCGAAAGATCTCTATAAATTTTTACATCTGTAGGAAATCTTTTTGTTGCTAGTTTTGGATTTGGATAATATCCGGGATTATCTGTAGGTGATAATTCAATCCATTCGACATATGGATGATTACCTATTTCAGTTGCTTCTACCTCTGTCAACTCATAAGTTCCACGAGTTGGACTATGACACTTACTATCTGTACAAATAATCTTACGATCAGGAATACCATCCTTATTTGAATCCACGATTAATGACTCATGAATTTCACTCCAGTATTCAGGACTTGTAACTGCTAGTGTATATCTTTTCATATTATGATTGATCTTGTCTGGTCAAACTAAATGTTGTGATACCTGTGATACCAGATTTTGTTGTGGCAGTAAGTGAACAAATACCTGCGTTAACAACAACACCAATATCTGCAATCTGATTTGGATGGAACATAATTCCATACTCTGATGAGTATGCTGTTAATCCAATACCAGCACCATAGTTCATTACCAATACTTTCTGTGATTGAATATTACCATTCACATTCTCAAGATGAACTGTGTACTCAGATAGTTTAGTGTTCGTGTTTATATTAAAGGTATTGATTACAGTGGTTACACCTGCATTGACTGTGAAGTTTCCACCAGCAGTAGAGAATCCAGCATTACCACTTCCACCGCCTCCACCACCAGCAATAGTGATTGTCTTTGTAGCACCAGATCCAGATGCAACTACACCAGATCCTACAAAGTTAAGTGTGGTTCCTGCAGTTGATAGTGCAGATCCCTCATCTTGAACAGTTACACCAGCAGAGATTCCTGTAAGTGCTGATCCATCACCAGCATATGATACTGCAGTCAGTCTTCCTGTACTTGGGTTATAATTTAATCCTGTATCAGTTTCTGCTCCTTGTGTTCCAGTTGCACCATCTACAAATACTGGATATACAGTTTCATCTGTAGAGTTGTTAGCAGTTACAGTAACATTCGTTGCCTCTGTTGCAGTTGCAGAGTTTCCTGTGCAAGATCCTGAAGATCCAGAAGTATTACCTGTGACGTTACCAGTTAAGTTTCCAACAAATGTAGCAGCAGTTGCAATACCTGTTGCCTTAAAGTTACCAGTATATGTGATATTACCTGTTCCATTAATATCCTTGCTATTCAGATCAAGGTTGCCTCCCAACTGCGGGCTGGTGTCCTGAACAACATCAGTTATACCTGAACTTCCACCAGCACCTGAAGCAGTTGTATTATATGAAATAAATTCAACCTGATCACCAACGAATGATGCATCACTTAGAACCACTGAAGATCCGTTTGTAGCAGCAAATTCATGAGGTTGAAGTTTGACACCGTTTACAAATACATCAGTAAAACCTACATTATATGTGAATGAGAAACTTGTTTGTCCTGCTGTGGCAGTTGCAATACCTGTCGTTCTTGCGGTTGGGAATGATGACCAAGTTACACCAACACCTGTTGACTTTAAGAACTGGCCATTTGATCCTGCTAGTCCTAAGTTTGTAACCTTTAACTTACCATCTAACTTTGTATCACCAAGAACTGTGAGTTTATCACTTGCTGTTGTGGTTCCAATTCCAACGTTACCTAAAGTATGAATACCAGTTGCGTTCTCTATAAACTTACCACCGGTTCCACCACCACCTCCAGAAGAGCTGATAGTTACTCTGCCTGTGCTACCAGATAAAGTAATGTTTGATCCTGCAACAAGAGAGGTAACAATACCTGTGAGTTTAATACCACTTCCTTCGTATGATGTAGCAGTAACCACGCCAGATGATACATTTACACCACCGGATGCGATACTTACGCCACCACCAACAACTACAATACCTGTTCTTGCAGTAATTAATC